CTCGCTTCCGAGCGTTCAGTGATGTTGATGTAGATCGTGAGACGATCTTTTTGTGCCCCCAAGACCTTCTTGTCCATCTCAAGTCGGTCTTTGAGAACAGTTGCGTCCCCAGAACTTATGCTCTGGGTTACGTTAACGCCGTTTCGGCCAAAGGCTTCCGAAAACAGGAGGTCAAGGACCACATTGAGAAGGTATGGCCTAAGCTGCTTACTAGCTTGCCCTTCTACAATGGTTCCTGCCGGATCTTGGGCATTGACCACAAGACCTGCGGATTTGAAGGCGGTGCCAGGAATGGCATAAATCGTAAAGTGTACGACTCCGCCCCCGCCGTCTATCAGCTGACCTACCCCGATCCCCAGAATGCTTCCTCTTACAAGCTCTCTGCTGTCTCCAAACAGCAAGGTCGCACCGTTCTGGACAATCCTGGCGAAGGTCTCTGTTTATTGTGGTCGTTCCTCTGCTGCTCTCCAAAAGAGAATATTGCTGCCGAAATGCTATATTATTGGCAACTCGGTCAACTCTCTGTTCTTGAACGCCAGTTCCTTAAACCCTGGCTTCGGAACTTCTTCCGCTCTACCACTGTCTATGTGGCTTTACAAGAAGCACTCAAGAGCGAGAAGATTGATGGAGAAGTGCAGTTATGGGACGCTAAGAAGACATTGGTTTTCCCCTACCAGCTCCGCGTGTCCAAGACCCTTGGACTTTGCTACAAGAGCTGGGAAACCCTAAAAACGTGGGCTTTCTCTGAGAACGCCCCCAAACCCGCCACCATGTCTTCTGGCTATGTTTCCCTTTTCAGCGTGTACTGGGGTTTCGGTAAACCAGAGGTGTCCGTCTCTATTACGGACATCATCAAAACCGGACGCAGCGGCATACTTGCCGTTCCCGGGAACCCAGTCCACTTTGTCACGGTGTGCTTTAATGAGCCCGTGTTTCTGAGAAGGCCGGAAGGTAGGAGAGATTTTTATGACAAAGTTTTCTCTCGGCAGGCAAAAGACAAGAGGGTCAGTAACTTCCCCTCTGCCTTTTCTACCGAACGAATGGACGCTCTCCTGCTTGGCGTCAATGTTGTTTGTGGTGCTGGAAAGGAGGAGATTCTTAGCACCCCGAAGAAGATCGCATCACCTGCGAAGAAGTCTCCTCCCAAGACTCCTGCTCCTGTCAAGAAGGCCCCTTCTGCTCCAGCTAAGAAGGATATTCCCTCCAAGCCTCTTTCTCGAGCCAGTCTTGCCCGGTGGGACAAGGACGCCGTTCTTCCGCCCTTTTCCCCTAAAGCCATGGTCCCGAGAGCCATGGTCGCCCCCCTCGTCGAAACTACCCTTCGCGAGGACAAAAAGATTTCCGGCTCCAAGCAGAGTGCAGCTCGCACTCCCCTCAAAGCTTCTGCCGGCAATCTCGGTGCGAAGAAGACCTTCGAGATTGTCATTCCACCCCCGAAGGCAAATGGTCGGAGAAAGAAGCGCGGCAATGGTCTCCGCGCCCCTGACCATGGACCTCTTGGTCCCAAACCGAAGAACTATGAGGAGCACGTACTTCAGCAGTACGAGGCTTACCAACAGATCCAGGCTGACAAAATTTCCAAAACTCCTGGTCGTGTAGCTCCTCCTCCTGCTCAAAATCTTCCTCTTCCTGCCCCACAACCTCTACTCGTTGATTTTCCAAAGCAGAAGAAGAAGAAACAGGAGCGTGGCCCTGTTCCCCTGGCCCCGAAAATGGAAATCCCCGCTAAAGTTGACAAAGGCTTCCAGAATAAAGGTGAACATCTCCCTCTTAAGGAGGGACCTAAGGACAAAGTCGTTGAATACAAACCTAGCAGTCGTGTTGTTAAAATCGACGACGAGTATCAACCAGAGTACGTCTCTTGGTTTGTCCTCGGCACCCGCGGAAAGGATGTTGCTCGATCCCTCCGCGTTAAGACCCTTCCGAGTGATCGTCTTCGCGAGTACGGTCACCCGATGCTTCGTATGCTTGCGGATTATGCCTTCCTCTACTCCGCCGCAAATCTCGCGAACGCTGGTTATCTCCGAATTAAGGACTGGGCCGGGAAGTATCACAAGAACCATAATATGCTCCCGAAAGATTTCGATTATCTTGCCAACCGCCCTAACCTATTCGTCATCGATCACCAGTACAATGGCGCTCACGAGAAACGCTACAATGAGAAATACGGTAAACCTGTTGATCACAGCGTTCTCTCTTCTGAAAACCCTCTTACCGACGATGCTGCCCATATACTCATCGACGTCGGCTATTACGATGGTGTTTTCGACGCTATTCGCGCCTCGACCGGTTCTATTCGCGGTTATATGGCGCTCATTCTCTATCCTGGCCCTGATGGAGAATTTGAATATTACGACGGTGAAGGTTATTATATAAAAAGGGCTGGGCGAGTTGTTTCTTACCCCAACATGAACCCCGTGGAGTACGAGCATGAGGTCCCATTCCTCAAACTCCGACAGACTCACTCTCTTATCCGTAAGGACGGGTTCACAGTTTCTTTCGCCCCAAAACTTGACGTGGAAATAGGCACCAACGCTTACTACGTCATCTACGAGTTCTTTACGCATACCGGCACTGCTCTTTCCACTACATCCGGTACTGTTTTAGCGAACTCGAAATCCGCCAAGATATCCCGCGAACTTACTTTTATCGATGTTCAAGCGGCTATGTCTTTTCAAGGTCTTTATAACGGCCAGGCGGAATATAATGCTGTCTTCAAGGCGAAGCCTGGCGTCGTTACCGTCAGTGTCTATCCAGACCTGATCCTTAAAGCCAAGCGGTACGTCACGTTCAAAAGTGACGAAAAAGACGCTATGAAGCAGCTGGAGTTCTTCCGAAAGATGGCCTTGGAAGAACTTCACCTTAAAAGCGAGAGTGAGATACTTCATCATTATCTCTACTGCCTAGATGAACCAGCCACTTCCCTTCGTGTTGTCCGTGGCTACGTTGCTGGTGGCGACTATCAGCATGCTCGCATCCAACCTACCGCTCAGCGGTCTTGGTTAGCTCGTCTGATCACTCGGACTGGCTCACAACCCTTGATGCCTGCTTTAATCCTTTTCGCTTCCGCCAGCTTCACTCGTAGGCTTCTTGACCGGCCTCTCTCCGGTCACCTCATCTCTCGCTTCCTTCACTTCACGCTTGACACCTTCTTTGGTTATAACTTCATCAAGCGTGCTTGTCCCTGGCTTGCGGGCATTGGTCTTGCCACTGCTGGTCTCGTTTCTCTTGCGAGATGGTTGGATAAGCCTAAACTCTTGGCCAACCAAGCTGACCACCCCGTCCAGGTTCGGATTCTTCCGCAGGGTAGCGCTCTTCGCCCAGGAGTATCTTCACCCCCTCCTTGCGCCACTCCTCCTCCTCCGACCGATCGCCCTCGTGTCGGTCTTGAGGTCGACGTCTCACGTCCTTTGCCTGAGACGCCTGCCCCACCGCCTCCTGTTAGCACAGGCGGTGAGATTGAAGGTGCTGGCATTCGCCTTCTTAATGTTGAAGCCCAACATTATCACAACCCTCTCGCTCGACTCTTCCGTCCTTGCGGTAATGCCTATCTTGAACTGAAGAAGCGGGGAAAGCTTCCTCCTTGCTCTTGTTCCGACGACTACCAGTTAGCCTTTCCAAGCTCTTACACCTGGGTCGTCCACTTCGGTTCATGTCCGTACAATACTCAAGCGGCTCTATTCTATCGACAATTTGCCACTAGTTTGTACCCTGAGGTCGCCACCGTTTCCGAGTTTTCATCTTTTTGTGCTCGGTGGATTGACCGTAACAGCGCCCTCCTCGAGGTCGCTATTGATCATGTGGACTACACCTTCCAGGACTTCATCCGAGAGTCCGACCCCGGTAAACGCCGTATTTATATGGAAGGTTACAGTCGGTTTTTGGAGACTGGTACAATTCCCACCATTCTTGAAAATTTCTCCAAAACCGATGAAGTCCATCACACCGATAAGCCCAAAGAACCTCGGCCTCGTTGTTTGTTTAACCCAAGCTCCGAGATGAAGGCTGTCGGTGCTTATTTCGCCCGCATTCTCATCAGAGCTGTCAAGCGAGTCACTCCCTCTTTTGTTTCCGGACTTAATCTCCAGGAATTAGGTGAGCACCTCACTGACACCCTCGATGAGCGCGGTATCCCTCTGGCCTCTCCGAATTTCTTCTCCTATGACGGGAGTGGCCATGACTCTCACCAGCATCCTGAATTCCTCCACTGCGTTGATCACGCAATTATTCGGAGATTCGGGTACCTCGTCCTCAGTCGCACTGATATCCCCAGCATTTACTGGGACGAGGTCATTAAGGCTTTGTCTAAAATGAAGGTTAAAGCCTACACTAAGACTGGTGATGTCTTTATGATGCGTGGCACTGTCTTCTCTGGTCACCCCACTCGGACCACCCTCTTCAACACTCTCCGCTCCATTCTCTACAACGAGTTCATTTTTGAGCGTGCAGGTGTTAGAGGTTTTGTCTTTTGTGCTGGTGATGACGTTTTCGGTTGGACTGATAATCCCAAAACTCATGCTGAAATTTTCCGGGAGATCATGTCCACCGATTGCTCGGGTCGCCGCGGACTCGGGCAGCTCGCCAAAGATTTCAAAGTTGGCGAACTAGAGGGTCACACCTTCCTCTCTAAACATTTGGTGTCTGACGGGCTTACTATTGAAGCTTACCGTATCCCGTCCAAGGTGGCCAACTCCGGTATAGCCACTCGGTCTCTCAAGACCGGTGCTCTCTCTCTCGAGGAGTACGCCACCCTCCAGTACCTTCAACTCGCTGATGTCCCAACTTCTTTACAATGGGCCGCCCTCCGGTTCAAACCGTCAAAGCTTGCCCTCACTCAGCGAGTCGCAGATGAACTCCGATTCAACTGGGCATACAAGTCCTACATCGCTGCCCAACATCGCCGTCTTGAGTCTGAGTTCAATCTCATCTTCCAGTACGATCTTTTGAGAGAGGAGTTGAACTCCTCCGAGATTGAAGGTGCTGGGAGATCTTATTCTCCTCTTCCTCTACCTGCCCCCACACCCGCCCATGGAAAATTAATCTCAATGCCAAATGAGAAACCCATGTCCCGACAACCTAGGCGTAGGCGGCGCCGAGCAAGAGGAAGAAATAGGAGAAGGGTGCGAGTTAACCGCAATAGAAATCGCGGTGTCGGCCTTGCTAATCTTGGCCAAGTTGCTCGTCTCCCTAATCCAGGCGCCCCCAGACTAAACCATGCTGAAGCTAGCTGGGCACGCGCTCTGCAGGACCCGTTCCTTTTCAAGCAAGTCCGTATTCCTACGGCTTATCGATCAGTTAGCCAGTGTTCCACTTACACTGACA